AGAGGGAGAAGCATCACAACAAATAATCGCTAGAGATATAAATTACATCATGGACCAAGAAAAATTAAGAAGGTTGATTGGAGCTCACACTCCTATTCCACCGCCACGGATCAAGGGAGATGATATGCAAAATATTCTAGATGTTCTTTGGCAAGGTATGAAAACAGAAAAAGCTCCTCCAGGGACATCTCCAAAAGAAATATTACACAAACATTTAGAAGACCATATCTATGGAGTCCCAGCAGTGAGTGATGCTTCTTTTAGAAGTGGTAGTACTTTAATTGACGACGGCTACGCTTATTTTGTATTTGATCCTTTTTATAATTATTTAAAAAATAAAGAATGGAAATCTAAGATAGATAGAACAGGTCAGATGATGATTGACTTCTTTGATGCTAAGTTAAGAGATCTAAAAAGATATCCTAAAAAAGAAACAGAAAAAAAATCACACAATCCTGTTAGATGTGTAAAGATAGCACTATCTCATTTTCCAAGAGAAGAAAATAAAGTTGAATTAGTACCTATGAAAAAAAGAGAAGACATATTGTAAGTGCCTAGTGTAACTAAAATATATGGTCCACCTGGTACAGGTAAGACAGAAAAACTTATTAGAAGAGCCATGGCTTACATTAGAGTGGGTACTCCTATAAATAACATAGGTTACTTTGCATTTACTCGTAAGGCCGCTCATGAAGCAAGAGATAGAATGCTTTTAAAAAATCCACATTATAAAAAAAAAGAACTGAGATACTTTCAAACTCTACACTCTTTAGCTTTTCATACATTAGGTTTAAGAGAAGAAAATGTTATGCAAGATTATCATTACAATGACCTTGGAAAAATTTTAAGTATTAGAGTCAATGCTAAAAAAGATGCAGATGCTTCTCCTTATTTAAGTTGTGATAATGAATACTTTCAAATTATTTTAAAAGCTAAAGAAAAAGGAATTTCAGTATGGGACGAATACTGTACAGGAGAACACTCTTCTAATGTAAAACCGGACTTACTTAAGCATATCGAAGTAAACTATAATCAGTACAAGACCAATAATAATTTAATTGATTTTGCAGACATGATTAAGAAATTTTTATCTAAACCAGAGCTATGTCCAAGTTTTAATACAGTCTTTATAGATGAAGCTCAGGATCTTTCTCCTATTCAATGGCAAATGTATGACATGTTAAAAAATAATTCTGAAAATGTTTACTTGGCTGGAGATGATGACCAAGCAATCTATGGATGGGCTGGTGCAGACGTAGATAGATTTATAAATGAACCTGCAAAAGAAAAAGTATTATCAAAATCTAGACGTATACCCATAGCAGTACAAGAAATATCTGAAGTCATCACAGAAAGAATCCAGGGTTTGAGAGCAACTAAGAATTATTTACCTAGAAATGAACAGGGATTATGTAGTAAAATCAATAGTTTAGAGAACATTGACCTACATAATGGTAAGTGGTTGATTCTAACTAGAACAATCTCTAGAGCAAAAGAAATATGTGATTTATTAAAGGTTAAGGGTCTTTACCATGAAAATAAAAACAGAAAGAGTTATGACACTAAATTATACAAAGCCATTATCAATCATAGCAAATGGTTGAATGGTGAGGATATTACTGATGCTGCCTTACAGGACATCAAAGAGTATATGGGCGAAAGAGAATTAAAAAAAGATTTAAAATGGTATGAATGTTTTGATACCGCTTCTGCGGATGAGAAGATCTATATTAGATTAATGTTGTCTAATGGAGAAAAATTAAGTGAAGAAGCTAGAATTAAAGTATCTACAATTCATGCAGCTAAAGGAGGAGAATGTGAGAACGTAGTATTAGTATTAGATAATGCTAAGAAAATAAGAGAAGCTACAGCCCATAGTATAATAAAACGTGACGAAGAGCACAGAGTATGGTATGTAGGGTGTACGAGAGCAAAAAGAAATTTATATTTAATGAGAGCAAAAATAGAAAGGAAAGGTTACCAGTTATGACGCATAAAGATATATTCACAGATACATTTCCACAGGATAAACAAATAGGTGGATCACATTATAAAAAATTTTTAATTCAACCTTATGAGTTTATTTCAAAGAATGCTTTGTCATTCTTCCAGGGCAACGTAATTAAATATGTTTGTCGTTATAAAAACAAAGCAGGAATACAGGACCTTGAAAAAATAATTCATTACTGTGAACTAGAAATTAAAACAATGAAAGATATAAAAAAGAAATGAATACATATACTGATATTTTTGGTTTGTTAATTATAACAATATTTATGTTTGGATTGATATAATGAATCCTTTTTTACAAATAAGATTAAAGTTAACGGCAGCAATTAAAAGAGCAGAAAGACTTTATAAAGAAAATCAAGTTATGAAAAGAAGATTACTTAAATATGAAAAGCAAGGTATGCTTTACCACAACAACAAGAAAGGTTTAAATGAAAGTACCTCTATTTGAAGCACAGACAGAATGGATCGAACCAGAATCTTATCCTGATTTAAGAGCATACGATGAAATTGCTATTGACTTAGAGACTAGAGATCCAGATTTAAAATCTAAAGGTAGTGGTGCAATTATTGGTAATGGAGAAGTTGTAGGAATCGCTGTAGCTGTGGTAGGTAAGAAGTTTTATTTCCCTATTGCTCACGCATCTGGGCCAAACATGGATCGTAAGAAAACTTTAAAATGGTTTCAAGATATTTTAAATACACCTGCATTAAAAATATTTCACAATGCAATGTATGATGTCAGTTGGATTAGATCTATGGGTCTAAAGATTCAAGGACAAATCGTAGACACTATGATTGCAGCCAGTTTAATTAATGAAAATAGATTTAGATTTGATTTAAATAGTTTAGGTTGGGATTACTTAGGTCATGGTAAAAACGAATCAGCACTTAATGAAGAAGCAAAGTCTAGAGGATTAGATCCTAAAGCAGATATGTGGCAGCTCCCGGCGCTTCATGTTGGAGCCTATGCAGAAAAAGATGCGGAACTTACTTTAGAACTTTGGCAAATATTTAAAAAAGAAATTACTAACCAGGATGTTGAGTCTATTTTCCAACTCGAAACGGATTTATTTCCTTGCTTAGTCGATATGCGTTTCTTAGGTGTCCGGGTAGACCTTCAAAAAGCTCAACAATTGAAGCGAGCACTAGTGATAAAAGAAGAAAACTTACTCCAACAAATAAAAATAGAAACTGGAATAGATGTTCAGCTAATGGCTGCAAGAAGTGTTGCCAAAGTTTTTGATAAGTTAAAGTTACCTTACGATAGAACTGCGAAATCAAATGCTCCATCCTTTACTAAAAATTTTATTATGAATCATGAACATCCAATTGTTAGAATGATTGCTGAGGCTAGAGAAACTAATAAGGCACATACTACATTCATTGATACCATAATTAAACATGAACACAAAGGCAGAATTCATGCCGATATTAATCAAATAAGATCCGATCAAGGGGGGACAGTGACTGGACGGTTCAGTTATTCCAACCCTAATTTACAGCAACTTCCAGCTAGAAATAAGGAACTTGGACCTATGATTAGGTCTATATTTATTCCAGAAGAAAAACATAAGTGGGGTAGCTTTGATTACTCCCAACAAGAACCTCGTCTTGTTGCACACTATGCAGCCCTTCATAAATTCCCATCTGTCAATGATGTAATTGATAGTTATGAGAATGATACTTCAACAGATTTCCACCAAGTAGTTGCAGACATGGCTAAGATTCCTAGATCTCAGGCCAAGGTAATTAACCTAGGATTATTTTATGGTATGGGTAAAGCAAAATTACAGGCAGAACTTGGAGTATCAAAAGAAAAAGCAGCAGAATTGTTCGAGACGTACCACGCTAAAGTTCCCTTTGTTAAGCAACTAACTAATAGTGCTTCTAATCGTGCCCAGGAGCGTGGCCAGATTCGAACCTTACTGGGACGATTATGTAGGTTTCATTTGTGGGAGCCTAATCAATTTGGTATGCATAAAGCATTGCCTCATGAAGATGCATTGCAGGAACATGGACCAGGGATAAGAAGAGCCTATACCTACAAAGCATTAAACAAATTAATTCAAGGATCTGCGGCAGATATGACAAAAAAAGCTATGTTAGATTTATATAAAGAAGGTATAATAGCTCACGTACAAATTCATGATGAACTTTGTGTTTCAGTAAAAGATGAGAAACAAGCTAAACAAATTAAGGAAATCATGGAAGATTCAGTTACTTTAGAAGTCCCCAATAAAGTAGATTATGAATTTGGTAATAACTGGGGTGAAATAAATGGTTGATTATGGCTTATTTAAATGCAAACATACCACCTCTTTACGCACAAATTAGGAAGGAGTTTTTATATGACAATAAAAAACATCATGGAGAAGTTGAAGATTGTGTTATCTTTGGCATCACATCTATGGGAGGCCGTGCGATTTTATGGCACGCTCTTATGGAGAACGGTGCGATCTTTTATAGGTTGCCAATTACGGCTTTTATTCAACGTGGTTTTCAACCCGAAAATGTTCCCATTAAAAGACTTGATGAATTGGAACTTTGGAATTCTTTTAGTTATCATCCTGCTGTTACTTCTTGGGCTATTCTAAGCGCAGCTTCAGGAAAATACATAGGTAAGGATAAAAAATGGCATCACGGTACTTATCTTTTTACTGTTGACTGGGCACACCCAGATGCTAATATCCTAGACACTGATCACTCAGAGATCCCACACGAACATAAGTGTGCACACATTATCGCTTTAGATGATGGAAATTATGCTGCTCAACCCAATAATAGATGCATTTGGGA